CCCGGGGGCTTTCGTTTAGATATTAGATGGCGTCGAGATCAGCAGGCACTTTCTTCATGCGGCGCACTCGGAACGTCGTCTGTTCGGCCCCGTGCTTGTCGGTGTACTTCTCTTCCTCGATTACGATCACGAGGGACAAGCCAACGAATCCCTGCAAGAACCGTAGGAAAGCCCCTCCAATGCTAAAATCGAACTCATCTCCATCAGCGATGTTAGCTTCGGTGGCACTGATGAGTGCCTGAAGCCGCCACATCATGGTGTCCTTGAGAACGAAGCGGTCGCTGATGACCTCGCCCGCTGGCCCCTTGTAACGGAGGGTTGCGACGGCGTTGCCAGACTTGTCGAGTCCATCGTCCTTGCAGGAGTTGACGGTGACGGTGTATTCGCCGGGAGCGGCGAACGGCTTAACTTCTGCGGATGCTCTATCTACTTTGAATGTCATATTATTGTGCGTTGGTTGATGTTTGTTATTCGGACTGACGAGCCGCCCACGCGGGCAGCGAGAGTGTTTGGGTGGTTGAAGGGTAACAAGGCCAAGAGTTGAGTTCTTGGCATTCGATATAGGTGCGGAGCTGCTCGTCGATAATGGAGTTACCAAGATCGATGGCCTGCTGGTCGAGTTCGTAGCAGCAGACTCCGTAGGGTGCTTCCTTCTCGACTGCGATGAAGATGAACCGGTTGATGCCGGTGATGCGCTGATACCAAGCGGCTTGAACGTGGTAACGGAACTGAGCGCAACTCTTAGCGAACGCCGCGGGGCTGGCGTCCTGGGTTGTCTTGAGGTCGATGATGTAATCCTTGCCGATCCCATCGATACGGGCTTTGACCTCGATACCGGACCACTCGGCGAAGTAGGAGACCTCGGTCTTGATTCCATCCAGTAGGCCAGCGGCAGCAGGATGAGCGTGAACCGCATCGGCTGCTCCGGTGAGGTTGTTCCACTGATCTTGAGGCAGCGGGATCTGTCCGTTGTCGATGATCAGTTGGAAGTCTTCCTTACCCTGCTTGGTGCGACGATCACCAGTGAACATCCTGTAGGTGATGATAAAGCGTTCCGGCTCCAACACGGCGCAATGGGCGGCGGTACCGAACTCCAGCGCGGGGCTGGATTCGTTGCGAGTCTTGCCATCCTGCCAAGAGCGGAAGTGCGCGGGCGACTTACGAAACTGATCGAGACCGGACTTCGAGAGTGCCTTCGCCTCGTGATAATCCGCGGCGGGCATGTCGTGCATGATATCAACCATTGGAAACCTCCGTGGTGGCGATCTCAGGGGTGACGATGACGGCGAGCTTGGACAGGATGAGGTCCGGCTTGGAGATGTACTTGGAAGCGACTGCATCGGGAAGATCGCGGAAGGTCTGACCATCTTGAATGCGACCGGCTTTAAGGAGCAGGGCGTTGATCTCTTGCTCGCGATCCTCGAACAGGGCTTCGAGTTTGGCGGTGATGTCGAAGGACTTGGTGGGAGCGACCGATACCTCGGTGAGAGCGGGAGTAAACTCCTCGGTCTCTTCCGGTGTGTAGATGCCGGCCACAACCTCGGGGGCGAGCATGCGAACCGCTTTGCTGATACAACGAGCGCGGAGCATTGCGGAAGGATCCTTGGCCCATCCAGACCCCGGCTTGGCGGGTAGTAAGCCGGCCATCTTAGCGTCCTCGGTGGTGAAGGAGATCTCGCAAGCGTTGCCGTCATAGGTCCAGAGGGCGATGGCGGCGCGGGAGTCGAACTGCTTCCATAAAATCTTGCCTCCGCGGGCACGGTATCCGGCGAGCATGGCATCGGAGCGCATGCTGAGGGAGCCGTTGATGATGTGATACTCACGTTTGAAGTCGAAGGGGGTCTTCTTCTCGGCGGCGCACTGCCACGCGATAAGTTTACCTTGTTCGACCTTGGTGCAGCCCAGCATTCCGCTGGCCGCGATCCACTCGCCCATCTTCTCGATGGCTGAGATTGGATCCTGTATTTTGGAGTACATCTCGGAGTTATCCGAGGGTTGGGGGGTTGTCGTTGCGATTGAGTTGTTCATTGTGGGTTTTGTCTGAGGAGTTCCTCGATTACATCGGAGCGGACACGGATGGTGCGCTTCGTCGCCTTCATGGCTGGAAGTTTTCCTGACCGGATCCACCGACGCACCGTCTCGGGATGAGTCCCGAGAGCCGAAGCGATCTCTTGGACGGTTAGAAGTTTTACGCTCACGCAAGCCAAAGTAGCAGCGTGTTGTAAACTGTCGAGAGTTTTCTTTCGGAAAGTTTACTCGGCCTACTCTTCGGGGACCGATCCGCTGCTGGCGTAGGTGTTGAGAAGACCAAGTGCCGCTTCTCGATTTGGTGCCCTGTTTACGCGGTCAATCAAGGTCCGAAGCTCTGCGGCTGCGGCTGCCTTGTTCTTAAGTCCAGTGGCTCCTACGGTGCGGGCCAAGACCTTGGAAGCTAGAGCGGGACCACCAACCTCCATTGCAGAATAAAGGGCCGCTGATAAGGCACCCGTTGCCAAGCTTTGAGTTACTCCTTTTCCGGAACTTAAGATAGCGGAGGCAGAGATTGCGCCAACCGCAAGCGGACCCTTGATCAAGGCCGTTGCGCCTTTCTCGATCGCAGTTCCACCAACGCTTTGGCCAGCTCCACCAGCAGTTTGCTTGCGCTGATTGATAATTTCTAAACCTGGCATGAGTTCGTTCTCAATCTTTGAGATGAGGTTTGAACCTAAAATGTCGGTGTAACGCTCTCTTACAGCCCGGTCTTTGAGCGTGTCTTTTAAACGCTGAAAATCCAAATTTCTTGCACCCCCGCTTACCCCTTCTGCTGTCCTTCCAAACAAGAGATCTTCGACAGCGGATGCGCGGGTGTTCACCAGAGCTTGGGATGCCTGTTTGCGAAGCTGAGGGGTGGATCCAGAGACCACTTGCTCCTGAAGCGCGTTCATCACGGACTTGATGTCCTTGGAATCATCAAGCAGACCAAGGATGCGCTCGCTTATCTGGTACCCGGCCATCGTGTCCGATTTGGCGAATTCACGGGCCTTTGCGGCAGTGCTTGCCTCCTCGCCCATGTTTGCGGCGATTCGATTGAGGCTGTCGATGTCTTGAATGGTTCCCAACCCAAGTGCCTTCAGTTTTGAAGGATCCTCAGATCCCATCACCGAAAGCTTGGTGAGCAGATTGCGATAATCAACATCTCCAGCTTGATTTGTGCTTCGATTGATCAGCCCTTTGACGACATCGAAGTTCTCAAGATCAGCGATGTCTCCAAACCCAAGCTTCTTCATTGAACCTGGAGAGGTTCTTTCGATTCCATTCAGATAACCGAGGAGTTTTTGGTTATCAATCCTACCGTTTTTTCCAAGAGACTTTGTGGCAATGTATTGCTGAACCAATGAGTTGATATCAGATCTACTTGGAATGCCTTCGACTCCAACTTCCTTTAGGTTATCTAATAGTTTGGTGATTCCTCGGTAGTCACTGGAACTAACGCCGGACTTAAGAACATCTGAACCAATCCTCTCCAGCATCTGCTCTGGTTTTCCCCTTATACCTTGAAACGCTGATTCAACATATGGATCCTCCCACAATCCTCTGACCTTCTTGTACTTGGCTTGAGTTTCTAGGAATTTTTGAGCGATCTCAGGCTTGAATACAGTCGTCGCCTGATCGTTCATCAATCCCGTGATCGATTTGGATAAGTCCTTGGCTTGAGCTTGGGCTTTGCTTCCGTATGCTCCTGTAGATGACGCCCAATTTTCTAAATCGCTCCGAATGCCACGCAGTTCATCCAAAGAAAACTTCCCGGGAACGTCTCTGTATTGGGTAGTAAATCCATATTCAAAATCCCCTGTTGATCCAACTGGAACCTTTGAAACTTTGTTTAAGCGGCCAACAATCTCGTCCAAAACAGGAATGTTGAGCTTTGGAAGCGTGGAAGACAGCCCTCTTACTTTTTCAGAAATACCTCCAAGATCAAACACCTCATCCTGAGTCGGAATGCCAGCGTATTCCTTTTTAAAGAAGTCGTCAGTTACCTGTTTTAATCCTAGCGGTTTTCCTTCTTCTTTTTGAGTGAGCAGTTGTTGAATCAGTAATCCTTTATCAGCCGTGTCAGCCGCACGAGGCACACCGGATGGAAAAGCAGATTCGGTTGCTCGTGTTTCAGCAGATGCAATTCGAGGTCCGAGTTTAGATTGGATTTCCCTTTCGGTCCTTACACCTAGTCCTTCAACAAACGTGTTGTACGCAGCTTCAGTATCAGCAATTTGTTGTGCAGAATTGGCTGAGTACGCTTCCTGTTCCGCTTTTGAAAGCTGCTTGGCGTATGACTTCGCTTCCTCGACAGCACCGTTCAGTGCTTGTGTTGCACTTGAGAAATCCCTTGAGTTTCCAGTGATCTCTTGAACCTTGTTCAATCCAAGAAGAGCAACAGCGTCCTGATAGACCCGTTTTACATCACCAGGTTGGCCAACTCCTTCTACGCCACCAATGCGAAGGGCTGCTTGTTCGATCTCTTTAAGTTGAGCATCTTCCAGTTTACGAAGAGTTCCAGAGCTAATCTTTGATTGTGCCCTTTGAGCAAATGCTGCTGCTTCAGGCCATACATCTGAAAACAATGGAGTGATACCCGCCTTTTCAACTGTTTCCGCTTTCTTACCGAATCTGGAAAGCACTTTAGAAACCTCCCCAGCAGTATCTCCTAAAAGTTGAGATCCACCAGTTATAGCTGTTGGAACAAGAGCTTCACGAACCGCACTTGGAAGATCTGTGACGCTTCCGCTAACGGCACCTCCTGCAACAGCTCCGGTTCCAGCAAGACCTGTATTTAACGCAAGATTTGCAGCTCTATATGCAGTTGCCGTTTCTGGGGCCGATTTTAAAAACGGAATATACTTTGAAAGCGGAACTCCTTTTAGTGTTGGAACAGAAGAGCTAACTCCTTCACCTAATATTTCACGAGGTCTAAATGGTTTATCCTCAGATACATTTTCAATAACTTGCCTTGTTCCTGCACCTGCAAGTCCAGCCAGTGCCCCAACTCCAGCTTGAACAAGCGGGCCAGCACCACCTGTTGCAATTCCTGTAATTATCGAAGGAGCATAGGTTGCATATTTTGCGGCAGTAGTTTCGGCAGACGAACTCATCGGTCCACCACCCCCGCGCATTTCCCTCATCGACTGCATTCGTTCTTCGCGAGTAGCCTCTGGACTTGCAATCCGAGAAACCATCGCCTGCCTTTCTTTTCGGAGCAAGGCGTCCAATTCCTGTTGATCGATTGATTGCCTCTCTTTTGCAAGCAACGCATCAAGTTCCTGTTGTTCGGCAAGTGTAATATCATTCATGCTTTTTAAAATTAAAGCTATTTAGTTTTGCCGAGTTTCTTAATAAGCTCTTGCTTCCTTGCTTCTTCTTCTGGAGATAGCACTGACTGCTTCTGTTGAGGCTGCTGTTGCTGTTGAGAATTGTTTCCAAACACACCAAGCAGTCTTGATACCTCTGGATTTGATACGTATTCTTTAAACTCTTTTTTCTTTCTAGAAATACCAGTGACAGTTCCATCAGGAACTGATTTTCCTGAGTCTAAATAGAACGTAACAGGGTCATATCCAACCGTTCTATCGATGAACTGAAGTGCGCGGTTGAAGAAATTTTTGTCTTTAGGTGTACCAAAATTAATATCTCCCTTTTGGCCTTCACCAAGAGTAAGAGATTGTCCGAATAGTGTTAGGCGTTTTCCAGACACAAAACCTTCATATTCCTGATACAAAGATTCAGCCAATTCTCTTTCATCACTGTTTTCAAAAAACTTGGATTTCAAGTTTCCAAGCTCGTTTGCAATGGTTCCAAAGTTTGCGTTCTGAAACTTTTTAATGCTTCCAGGGTTTTTTGAAACCTTTGAAAGTGCTTTCATAAACCTATTTATTCCATAAAGAGACTGATCGTACTCTTTGATTTCTTTCAACTGATTTTGTTCAAGAGGTTTTCCAGCCTTCACTGCGGACAAGAACTTATCACTCTGTAGCCAATAGTTCGGAACATCGGAAGAAAGGTAATTGAGTCGAGCTACGTTTTCAGGAAGAAGTCTCTGTTCAGCAGGAAGCTGAAGAATAGCTGCAAACTCTTCTGTAGCTTTAGCACTTCGTTCTTTGTTTATTGCGTCAGCAGTAGTCATCTGCTCCTTGTCTCCAAGTTTCATCAAAGACTTCGCCAACACAGGAGATACTTTTCCAATTGTTTCAGGAGTGTATCCTTCAAAAACTTTGAGATTTGGATTGCTTGCATACATATCAACAAGCCCCTCAACATCAGCTTTTTGACGCATTTGAAATGGAAGCTGATATCTTCGAGCTTCAATCATTCCTTTCATTTGAGCAGCGGTTGCTCCTTCTGGAATTTCAGCATTAGGATCCATTCCCAAAAGCTGAGATCTAAAGGCTGGAGTCTGAATCCTCTCTTGAACAGACGCGTCCAATTCCTTTCCAAGGATGTCTCGTTTTGTAGCACTATATCCAGATTGGAACGCTGGATTCTGACGATTGGAAAGAAGAGCCATTCCTTGAGGAGTTCTTCCTAGTGCCTCCATCCGTGCCGCTTCCGTTCCGATATTTTGAATCTTTCTAGCCTCCATTGCTTGAGCCAAAACCTCTTCTTCTGTTGTACCAGGCAACATGCCAAGACCCTCTCCAGCCGCTGCTGTTTTAAGCCTTAGCGTGTTCTCCATCTTCTGCCTTTGGATGGCCCGATCCTCATCCAAACTCCTGATATCCTGCTCCATCAACGCCCGCTTCGCATAGTTCCGATTGCGGATATCCTCGTTGGTCCCGGTGAACTCGCCGGCAATACCACCGGTGAGCATCGAGAGACCCTTCATGAAGGGGTTGACGCGCTGATTGGCCTGCTGTTGAAGCAAGGCTCTGATCTTGTCGGTTTCTTCTCTGGTAGCCATAAGATATTAGTTTTTAACCCTGCAACGACCGCATCGCACCCCGTCTCCTGAATCCGCTCATGGCGGCATTCATGATCTGATCGGGATCGTAGTTGATGTATCGGTACTGGTCCTGTTGTTGTTGGGAGTTGGCCAGCAAGTCAGCGTAGAGCTTGGCGAAAGGATCGGCCTGACGATCGGGTAGAGGAACCTCCTTGGTTCCCTTGGTGGGTATGACGGTTTCGCGCCTTACGAGAGGAGTGACTGGCTCCCTAGTGGGAAGGGGGGTTCCGGTGTATGTGCCGGTACCAGTGCCAGTGCCGGGTCTAACTCCGCCACCGGGAGGAGTTGTGGTCGTGCCACCGCCAGGAGGAGTAGTCGTGCCACCGGGAGGAGTAGTCGTGGTTCCTCCACCGGGAGGGGTGGTTACAACAGGAGGAGTTACAACAGGAGGCTTAGGGGTGTCTTCGCCTGGAGGCTTTTCAGAACACCTGCCGCCTACACAATCAAATTGGCCTGTTCTATAATTCCACTTATAACCATATTGATCAGTAAGAAACAGGTCTCCAGTTTTTGGATCACGGTAATCTGAATCATCTTTGCCTTTGCCTGTTGGATCAAATACTTCCCAAGGTGAATCATCAATCTCATCACCCGGTTTTGGTTTAGCATCTTCTTTCCAGTCAGGAGTTATATCTTTAACACCACCAGGACCAGCCGTTACATCTCCTCCAGTGTTATCAAACCCACCTACGCTAGTAGTTGTCGGTTCAGTCGCACCTACAGAAGTTGGTGTTACTTGAGAAGTTGAAGGCACACTGTTGACTCCAAAATTGAATTTTTGAGGTACAACTCCTTTATCCAAATCTTCTTGAGACACTGAATACGCACTTGGACGTATAATTGTATCCCTAATATTGTTTCTGTCAGCATAGAGAACATCTCCATTCTCCATTTGCCCGATAGGTATATAATCCGGAATCGTTCTTCCCGGGATTGAAACCGGTTCTCCACGAGTCACAACACCTTCAGGAACCGAAGGTGTTTGGCCAGCCGTAAGATCTTCAATCTGCTTTGGGGTTAGATACTCAACACCACCTACAGGAGAAGGTGTGGTTCCAGTTGTATTATATCTCTGTTCGGTTAAAGGATCCAGCGTGGTTCCAATTCCTGTTCTTACAAATGCATCCTGCTCATCCGTATTCCCAATGTTGGTTCGTATGGTGGGATCATCTGGGGTATTGAAATCGATTTCAGTGCCGGTCCCCAGAGTTGAAGGGTTGCTTAAATTTTGAGCGTATTTGTAATAACCCCATTGTGGATTTCTTGCATCCCATATCCACCGATCCCCTGTTTGATTTAACTCTTGAGGAACCCCGAAATCATCCGGCCTTGGAATATAGTAGTTCTCGTATCCCAATGGATACATAGCGTCTACAGAAGGATTGGCCTGATTCAGGTCTTGAGCCAGATTATCGATTGCGTCAGCCATATATCAGTTTTTGGGGATTATGCTGTTGATTCGAGCTATCATCCAGTTGGCCACAAGCTTCTTGACCTTGGGCTTGTCCTTGAGCCACTTCGCGAACTTCTCGGCGTTGCTGTCGTAGAAGCTCTTGAACCACTTGGGTCCAACGAGTTCCTTCCAGAAGTAGAACGCCTCCCACTGATTGGGGATACACTCGCGAGCAACGAAGCATCCGCCAAGCCCGAAGCCCGCGTAGGATGATCCAAGGTTACCAATCGCACCAGCATACCCCTTGAACTGATTCATGAAGGAGTTCGCTTGATCGGATGTGTATTGGTTCTGAGCGTTTGTGAGCGCAAAGTTACTACCCATCTTCATCAGGTCTCCAGGGCTAGACATCTGGGCACCCTGAATTAACTGAGGAGTCATAAACGGAGAAGCACCCTGCTGAAGACCACCTAGTTGGGCAGCTTGGGATGAGACCGGTTGGAGTCCTAGGGCGGACTGGACGTTTGCAATGTTCTGCTGGCGACCGGACAACATCTGCTGTTGCGAAGCCATCTGGCCTGCAAAGCTCTGTTGTGCCGCGGTGTTCCGCTGGCCGGTGGCCGCAAGGATGTTCTGGAAGGCTTCCTGAGCGTTCCGATTGGCGGTATCGCTCGTGCTTTGACCGCTCTGAAGCAAGCCCATTGCAGCGTTCCAGCGTTGAGAATTGGCGTTACCAAGAGCGTCTTGAATTGCAAGCGACTCACGAAGAGCCGAAGGATTGCCAAGAACATTGCCAATGGAACTACCGCGAGCGCGAGCAGCCTGTTGGACCCGTCGCTCCATGCTTGGATCGAGAGTTCCAACCTGAGAAAGACCCTGCTGGATCTGACGCTCAAGCTCGCTACGAATCAACTGAGAAGCCCCTGTATCCTGTTGGGCACCAGGCATTCCAACCCTCTCGTAGGTGGGAGAATCTATCCGAGTATCCGGAGCGGCGGCATCCCCCTTAACATCGCTGAGGAACTGCTCGTAGAGATCGAACTTCCGAGGATCAAGAGCCTCCAGCTCGTTTCGACGTTGTTGGGCAAACTGCGTTCCATACAGCCTTGCAACACCAAGTTGTTCTTTAGCTAAAGGATCTGCAAGTTTTGATAAAGCAAGAGCTGTTTGCTTGGTGATATCAACATCACCAATGCCTGTAAAATCGTATGTTCTTTTGGCACCTTCTGGACCGTATTTAATTTCAGTGCCAGATCTAGCGGCTTGTTCTAATGCACGAATGAAAGGATATTGCTCGGCCTGAGCTTTTATCGCTTCGGCAGTAGAGGCAGCAAGGTCCGGCGGTTTGTAACTTGGGCCGCACATTTGCGGCTGACCCCAAGGAATGCAGGAGTAATCTTTAGCCCAGTCATCTTTGGCAAACAGCATTACGCTGTGAGCCAGAACCCTTGATATATTAAAATCTATATTCATACTCCTCCTTCAAAAATCTCGGTTTTCCAAATGGGATTATATCCAAACTTCTTCATATATGAGTTGTATGGACTATTCTCATTGCAAGCTATGAAATACTTAGGAAACCCTTTTGTCTCCATAATAGAGTCATAAACCCGTTTAAGGTGCATGCTGTCTCTGGCAGACACTTTTTCGGTGTGATTCCAAAGAAGCAGTACAGGCACCCTTCCAAAAGATGACGCACCAATGATCTCGCCATCTCTTTCAACCACATGGGTTGGGTGAATGATCGAGTCGTTGTTTGCCCGCGCAGCTTGAAGAGCTTGAGACTCTTGCTCAAGCGTTTGTATCATTCGTACTCTCGGGAAGGCGTTCATTGTTGGGGTCTGACCGAATCGACGAATCCGGAGAGAATGGTGGATTGCAGAGACAAACGACCAGCGTCTGCGGTTACCTTGAATTGCAAAGTATTCCAGCGGCCTTGGCTGATCAGGTTGTAAGCCTTCAGGAACTTCTGGCTTGAGGTGATTGCCAACGCGGAATCGAGCGTCACGAATGTGTCCGACATATCCTTGGCCAACGACACTGCGGCGGTCGTGGTGGCGGTAGTGTACGGGTTATCGAAGGCGAACTGAACGCTGTACCCGATCTTGTCGGGGATAGGTTCGTTGAGGTTGTAAGCCTTGGTGATCACCGTGGATTCGTAATTCGCACCGCCATCGGTGTATGCGGAGCTTGAGACCGGATTCAGTCGGCTGTTCGGGAGGTAATCGTTGAATGACCAGACCTGGCCCGCTCCCGCTGATACCGAGACGATATCGCCGGCAAACATGAGGACGGGTCCAAATGT